ATTGATGAGTTTGCTTTGATGCCTGAAAGGATTTACAACGAGGTCATTATACCTTTCCTTAGTGTTGTTGAGAATCCAACTCAAAGAGAAGAACTTTATAATTTAGAGACGAATTTAATTAAAAAAGGAGAAATGTCTGAAGATGATAGGCATGTTTGGAAAAACAATAAATTAATTGCACTAAGCTCTGCAAGTTATAAATTCGAATATATGTATAAAGCTTACGAGCAGTTCGAAGAGTTAATAAGGACGGGGAGCACAAAACAGAGTGACGCTCATAGGGTGATAATGCAGTTCAGTTATGATTGCGCCCCTAAACAACTGTACGATCAAAATCTTTTAGATCAAGCAAAGTCTACAATGAGTCAAAGTCAATTCGATAGAGAGTTTGGTTCTATATTTACAGATGACAGTAGCGGATATTTTAAAACTTCTAAAATGGCATCTTGCACACTAAAAGACGGTGAAAATCCTCATATAGAAGTTTGTGGAGAAGTTGGTGCAAAATATATATTAGCATTTGATCCAAGTTGGGCAGAGAGTGAGAGCAGTGACGACTTTGCAATGATGGTATTAAAATTAAATGATGATAAAAAAATTGGAACTGTAGTTCATAGCTATGCATTATCTGGAACAAACTTAAAGCAACATATATTTTATTTTTATTATTTACTAACTCATTTTAATATTGTATCTATTGTAGGAGATTATAATGGAGGAGTTCAGTTTATTAATGCCTGTAATGAAAGTTCATTATTTAAAAAGAATAAATTAAATATTGGATGTATGAACACAAACTTTGATGATATAGAACATTATCAACAAAAATTAATAGAAGGAAAAAAGGAATACAATTTACAAGATAAAACAATATGCTATCTGCGCAAACCTACAAGCCAATGGATTAGATTAGCAAATGAATTACTTCAAGCTAATTTTGATCATCATAGAATATATTTCGCAAGCAGAGCGATAGATGATGCATATAACGAACAAAGAAATAAAAAAATACCTATACAAGATATTAAATTTTTAAGAACTTCCCAAAGCTTAGAAAGGCAAACTAACGCTGCAAAAATGATTGATTTCGTGGAGCATCAATTTGATATGATAAACTTAATTAAAACGCAGTGCTCTTTGATTCAAATATCGACTTCTGCAGGAGGAACTCAAACTTTTGATTTGCCATCAAGTCTCAAGAGGCAAACAGGCCCAGAAAAGGCAAGAAAGGATTCTTATTCTGCATTAGTTCTTGGAAATTGGATGGTTAAACTTTATTATGATATGATGAATGTTAAGGTGGAAAATGTGAATTATACTTTTACTCCCATGTTTATAAACTAGGTGTACCTTTTACGTAAATGTCTAAAAAATATAAATATACAACAACTTTCGATAGTGTAGTTTTTGCTTCCAGCGATATTGAAGAATCCAATATAAGCAAAGCTTCACTTGAGTCACTTAGGCCCCTAATTCCAAAAGACATTAATTTAGATAGAAACATTGATCTTCTTGGCGTTGCGTTTAATGCGGCTGTAGTTAATAAATTTAATAAAAATGGAGACGGTATTGATAGTGAGGCAGCTGTTGCCATTAAGGATTATTTCGTTCACAAACCAACGAATATTGAGCATGATAGAGACAAAATAGTCGGACATATTGTTTCTGCAGGTTTTTCAAAATATGATGATTCCTCGCAGCTTATGTCTGAAGAAGAAGCTTTGATTGAAGATAATGCATACAATATTGCTCTCGCTGCTGTGATTTATAAGACAGCTAGTAAAGAGTTCGCAGATCTAGTTGTAAACTCAACCGATGAAGAGAGTGATTATCACGAAACTGTTTCAGCTAGTTGGGAGGTTGGGTTTAATGAATATGTAATTTCTGTTGGTGGAGACGACCTATATGGATCCACTATTATATCAGACCCTCAGGAAATTAAAGCTTACTCTCCTTATTTAAAATCTTTAGGCGGAAAAGGAGTATTGAAAGACGGTAGAAAGGTTAATCGATTAATTGTTGGAGACATTTACCCTCTTGGTATTGGATTCACATCTAACCCTGCTGCAGATGTAAAAGGTCTTATCGCAGAAAAGAGAGATGTGCCCGAAGCTAAACCGAGTAGAAATGCGCCAATCAATCAATTAATCACAAAAACCGAAAAAACTTCCCATTCCGCAGAAGAAAATGTACTAAACAAAGAAACCAATCATAATACTATTATGGATAAAGATACAATCATAAATGAATTCCGAGCAGCTTTAGACGAAAAGCTTGGCAAGCAAGATTTCTCTGAAGAAAGCGTCGCTAGCATTTCCAAAGTGTTTATCGAAGCTATCCGCGAGAAAGGTGAACAATATGTCGCTGATCTTGAAAAAGCTAAAGCTGAAAAAGAAGAAGCTGTTCAGGCTCAAAATTCTCTTCAAGAGAAAATGGGAGAAGTAGAGCAGCAATTACAATCCACTCAAGAAAAACTTGCAGTTCTCGAAGAAGAGAATGCTGCTCGCGAAGCAGAAGTTCGTTTTAATTCTCGCATGGAAGCGTTGAACGAAATTTATCAACTTGATGAAGATGATTCTAAAATCGTAGCTTCTGAGCTTGCTAACTTAGACGAAACCGAAGAAAGTTTTGCTGGTTATCAAGAGAAATTAGCTAAAGTTTGGAAACACAAAAATAAAGAATTTATCGCTGCTGAACAAAAAGCATTTGAAGATCGCGTAGCTCAAGAAGTTGAAAAACGCTTATCTCAAACAGTTGAAGCTTCAGAAAATAACACAGAAGAAGTTGAAGTTGCAGAAGCATCAGAAACTCAAGAAGAAACTGAGGAAAGCGACGAAGTCGCAGAAGCTCTTGATTCTCTTGAAGTCGAAGAGGCTGCTGTGGTTAATAATAACGAAAGTTCTTCTGAAGGAGATTCTCTTCGCGATCGTTTCGCAAAGACATTTAAAGAATCTGTTAAAATTTCATACTAATAATATAGAAAAATAAATTATGGCAAAAAGAATACTACCATACCGAGACTACAGTGAGCATGACGTTGTTAATATGTTCTCACTTGAAGTTGGAGGCAGTGACTCACTTTCTGGGTGGGTTGAAGCTTCTAGCGGAAAGTGGGACTCAGGCGTTGTTGTTTCTGTAAGTGCGGGAGCTCTACCTGGTGAGGTTTCCGAATTGCGCGCAGACACTCCAGATAATCTTAGAGATTATCTTGGTGCTAGTTTTAGTGGTGCGCATATTGGATTCAACGGATACCCCGCTAACACAGGTATGACTGTTGCTCCTGCTGCAGCTGGCGGTCGTGGGCTTGGGATCACTCTTCGTGAAACCTTAGCTTTCGACGAGAATGGAGAAAAATTACTCTATTACAAACAAAAACTTGATGAAGCCCAAGGAGTGCTTCCCGGTCAAACAGTTCCTGTTTTGACTCGTGGGCTAGTCCTTCTTTCTGCTAGTGCAATTGACGGAACTCCATCTGTTGGTGATGATCTCGAAGTTAAAACTGGTGGCAAATTAGGATCGCAAAGTTCTGGCGCAGTAGTCGGTTCTGTGATCGCTGTTGGCGAAGAAAGTAACGATTCGTCCGCAAAGAAATATCTCTGCAAAGTCAGCTTCTAAGAAAGGAATTTAAAAATAATGAAAATTACTTTAGAAAAAACACCCGAGCAAGTCGAGCTTATTAAAGCTATGGCTTCCAAGAATCGCGATGTTGCTTATGAAGCTCAAACTGCATTAGCTGAATTTATTGGCCCAGTTTTGGCGGAAGTTGTTAATACAGCTCCTACCGTTAGCAATATGTTTACTAGCCTTCAGTTTAATAGTGATGAGAGTCCAAGTATTCCTTTGGATCTTTACCACGATATTACTGATGAAGATTACATCCAAGTGTGGAGTCAGTCAGTTCCTGGTGGACTTCCTACCAACCAAGTCGCTCCTTCGCAAAGCGAGCTTAAGTTCACAACTTATACTCTCGATAGCGCATTGAGTTTTGATAAGCGTTACGCTTCTCGTTCAAGACTTGACGTTGTAAGTAAAACATTCACACGCATGGCGCAAGAAATTCTTCTCAAACAAGAAAAGACTTCTGCGACCATGATTATGACTGCATTGGCAAAAGCAAAAACTAATTCTGAGACTGAAAACCATGTTATTCGTTCGGCTCAAGCAAATCGCTTTTTACTCTCTGACCTTAACAAGTTGTTTACGCTCGCTAAAAGAATTAATACTTCTTGGACTGGCGGCACTCCTGCTGAGCGTCGTGGACGCGGAATTACAGATCTTCTGGTTTCTCCTGAAATCGTAGAAGAAATTCGCGGTTTAGCTTATAACCCAATCAATACAAAAGGCGAAAACACTGATATTGCTGGCACAGACAGCATGCGCGACGCCATCTTCAATAGTGCTGGAATTCCTGAATTCTATGGCATATCTATTCAAGAATATAATGAAATGGGTGTCGGTCAAAAATGGAATACAACATTTGATGTTGCTGCCGGGGACACTACTTACGATGCACATTATACAAGTAATTCAGCAGCTTCGGCTTTTGATGCGTCTACTGAAGAAATTCTTGTGGGTGTAGACCTTAGTCGCGAATCAATGATTCGTGCGGTAGCTACAGATTCCGAGTCCGGAGATGAGCTTAGTCTTGTTTCTGATGACCAATTCGTTACACGTCAATCTAAAATTGGTTACTACGGTTCTCTTGAAGAAGGCCGTATGATCATCGATGATCGCGTGTTACTTGGTCTTATCGTTTAATTTTTAAGTAAAATTAACGTTTTATAAAAGTCCACCTCAGGCAACTGGGGTGGATTTTTTATTTTATTATTTTAATATAAATTAGTGTATTAATTTACAAAGGAAAAAGGTAAAATTATGGCAAACAAAAAAACAAAAACGAGCAAGTCTGTAAGCGTAAAGAAATCTGCCCCAAAAAAGAAAGTAAGTCTTGATAATTTACAGCAAACAAATGGTAAAAGTTACGAAGATCAAGTGGCTCGCGCACGAGAATTGGAAGATATTCTTGGCGTAGCTAAAATAAATCCATTTAAAACCAACGACAAAAGAGTGTTCGCAGAGATGCTTCAAGATATGAACCTAACTGACCTTCAGTCTTTTGCGGTCAAAGTTGGCGTTTTCCCATCTGGAAATAAAACCGTATTAAGGA